AGTTAGCAGGTTCTTTTAGGGTTTTAAAAGTAAGCGAAACCAAGACAGGATACCGGCTAGAAATTAGCGTAGGTGCTGAGTATTCAGATTACCAAGACAAAGGGGTACGGGGTATCCAGAACAGGCGCAAGACCTACAAAAATGCTGAGGGTAGATTCTATCAATTTAAAACCTATGGGATGCCTATCGAAGCCCTGCAAAGTTTAGAGGGATGGATGAAGCGCAAGAATATGGAGATCGAAGCAACCAACCTAATAGAAGGAAGGCAGATGCTACCACAGATTTCAAGCAGCGCAAAGAGGCTAGCTTATTACATTAAAAAGTACGGTATTGAAGGACGTCAATTTATTAAGCAGTCTATTAATGAATCGACACCCCAATTTAATCTAGACATTCAAAACATTGGATCTAATTCCTTGACCTTAAAAATAAGCAAATGATAACCCTAGTTCAGCCTACCAATAGTATCCTGCCTGCATTCAATCGTATCAACTACACGATCAGCAGCGACAACGCAAACCTATCTGGGTTTAAATATGTGGTGAAGGTATTTAATACTGCAAACGAATTAATCACTCAGGCATTCTACGATTCCCCGGCTAACCCTGCCGACTCTGTGGAATTTGATGTGAGCAAATTTGTGTCTGTAAACTTTACCTACTCAAGCGGATTCTATCAAGTAGCAACTTCAGCAAGCAACACAAACGTGATCAAAGGCTACTATCTAAAATGCTATGAGTACTACGAAGTTGCAGGGGTATTCCAGATAGTATCAGCTTCAGAGGTGGTGAGTGCTACCAAGTATGCCTTGGCTGCTTCTTTGCCTTTGCTAGAAGAAAATAGTTTTGCTGCGGATCTAAGCAAATACAATGGGGTAAGCAATACAAACTACCTACCACTAACCGAATGGACTACAATCAAAGCAAGGGAAACAGATGCTACCATTTTTGGGTTTATCAATACAGGGCTTTTGACAAACTGCGAATTGCTAGTGACCTATGCAAACGCAACTACTCAAACGTACTTTATCACCCCCTCAGCGGTTGCGACTCCTAGTGTGACCTACATCCAGATCACACCCTTGACCTATGGGGGAAGCATTGACAATATCCAAGTTTTTGCAAATTGGAATAACGGATCAGCAAGGAGGGCAAAGTTTGCTACAATATTCATTCAGGCCTGTGGTAAGTTTGATCCTATGCGTTTAGCTTACCTAAATAAATACGGGGTTTATGACTTCTTTAATTTTGATCTAGTAAGCAAGACTTCCTTTAGCGTAGAAAAGAAAGGATATGAGCGCAACTATTCAGGGAGCATTTATGAAGCAGATGGCATCAGGGTTAAAAACATAAACCCGATCTACTACACAAAAGAAACGCAAAGCTGGAAGATCATAAGCGACTATTTGACGGATGCGCAAGCTGAGATCCTGCGGGAGTTGTATTCATCACCTTTGGTCTACATGAATTTAGTAAACGATAATTACATCACCCCATCATGGATACCTGCGAAGCCTACAGCAACCGCCTACGAGGTTAAAAAGACAGCGGTGGACAAAGTATTCAATATTGAACTAGACCTTGAATTTCAGCTTATAAACAATCGACAGGTAATATGAGCGCACGGCTATTTGTAGAGGGCTATGAAGCCGACACGCTAGGGGATATCGATGTAGAATTCACTTTTTCGGTGGCGGATATTAGCGACATTGAAAGAAGGAATACTTCTTTTTCTAAAACATTAACCCTACCAAGCACTTCCAGAAATCAGCAGCTATTCGGGAACATCTTTGATATTTCTGTAGCAAATGATATCGTAGCAGGGGCTAACATCTTGTCGAACTTCAACCCGGCAAAGCAGGCACAAAGCCAAATTTTTTTGGATAACGTGAAGATTTTTGATGGTGTTTTAAGGATGTCCAAGATCGTCAATAGGGAAGGGGACATCACATACGAAGTGAATATGTTTGGCAGGCTCAGGGACATACTAGATGCCTTGGGAGACAAGACCTTAGCAGATCTAAACTTTGATGCCTATGATCATACCTACAATCAAGCAAATATTGAAGCAAGTTGGTCAAGAACTCAATGGGTATCTGGGGCGCAAAACTATGTATATCCTTTGGTGGATTACGGCTACAGCGCAAACAATATAAACTACCCATTAAAAAACTTTAAGCCTGCGGTATTTATTACCGAGATCCTGAAGCGCATATTTTCAGCAGCAGGGTTTACGATAACGGCACCAATCTTTGAATCCTTCTTTTTCAAGAAGTTGATTTTGTTGACTGCTGAAAAGAACATCACTAGGGAAGTACTTAATTTGCTAGATCAAAGAACAAACCTGCTGATTCAAAACGTAACCTCCACACCTAGCTTCTCACAACTCCTAGTTTTTAACAGCGTATCTGCTCCTAGCTTTACGATTAACGGGGCAGGGAATAGATTCACCTACAATAAAACTCAGGGTTTAAATACAGGGCTAAACTTTACTGTAAGTCTTAGTTTTACTTCTTTAGCAACTTTTACAAAGAACCTTTGGACTGTTTCGATTTTAAAAAATGGGTCGCAAATTTTATCTGAAAGTGAGACAGTAACCATAGTACCATTAGGGGGAACTTATACCTACAACATAGCAATCTCAGGAGGGGTCACCCTTGCACTAAATGACTATTTTGAAGTAAGATTAACCGGTCAAGCTGTAGGGGGCGCAGGTTATAATGCCAACATCCAGAACACATTGACAGTCGCACCGGGTGGAGTTCTAAAAATTGGTAGCACGATCCCTGTGGCGGTCGATGTGGTGGAGGGTGACACGATGAAGATCAACTACACGATGCCAAAATCTATGAAGCAGCGTGACTTCCTCAAGTCTATAATCTCGATGTATAATTTGTACATAACTCAGGACAAGCTGCAAACAAATATTCTAGAGATCATTCCCTATAATGAGTTCTTTAAAACCTTTAAGGATGAAGCCCTAGATTGGAGCGACAAACTAGATGTATCCCAAGAGGTAGTAATAACCCCTTTGAGTGAATTGAGTGCGAAGGAATATAGGCTAATGTTTGACGATGATTCAGACTACTGGAGTCAAAGCTATAAGACCAAATTCAATGAAGGCTATGGTGAAAAACGGGAAGTAATTCCAAATGATTTTGTCACAGAAACCAAATCCGTGAAGGTAGTTTTTGCGCCTCCTGTTTTGAGAGAGGAAGTAGCAGGTAGGGTGATGGTTCACCTATACAAAGTTGAGAATAACGTGAAGATCCCGGATAACTTTAAGCCTAGAATAGTATTCTTTGCGCCTCAAACTCCTTGCCCTACATCTTGGAAGATTCAGTACGCATCTGGCTTAGTTGAATATTTTTCCTACCCTTATGCAGGTCACGTTAACAGCTTGACAGATCCTGCTTTTGATCAGCTATTCAGCTACCCTAACGAAGTCTATTTTTCGATAGGCGCATATCCAGAGAATTCAAACCTGTACACGGAGTACTACGATAACTTGATCAGTTCGATAGGTGACAGGAACAGCAGGCTTCTGGAGGGTTATTTCTATTTGACCCCAACGGATATTTCCAACCTAGATTTTAGAAAGATCATAAAAGTAGGCAATCACTTCTTTCAGCTTCAGAAGGTGGATAAGTACAATCCAATCGCAAACGGCTTAAGCTATGTTTCACTATTTAAGATCCTAGGTGAACTTGAGCCTCAGGATTATGACTACATCCTTTTGGAGAATGACTTCTTTATGTTACAAGAAAACGGGGTAAACAAGTTTTATATTTAAAATCATGGCAGATAAAAGGATAAGTCAATTAGTAGATAGGGGCACAGTTGCAAATAGCGATGTAGTGCCTATCGTGGTAAGCGGTGCAAGTACAACCAACAAAGCTACGATTTCAAGTATCCAAACCTATATGCAGGGTAACCTTGATCTAGGGGTGACTTCTGTAGGAATTACCATAGGAACTTCAGGGACAAATATAAATGTGACAGGATCACCTGTAACAAGTTCGGGGAATATCACTATCAATATCCCTACTGCATCTTCTGTTAATCGTGGGCTTTTGAATAGTGCGGATTGGAATACCTTCAATTCAAAACTTGATTCCGTTGGCTTGATAATGCCGTCTGCCTTTACTGTTACAAATAGCCCTTTGACTTCAAACGGATCTATAAGCGTAGCAGGTGCAGGTACTGTATCCCAATACATTCGAGGTGATGGTAGCCTTGCTGACTTCCCTCAAGGTGGAGGTGGTGGCGGTGCTTCCGTTTCTTACTACTTGAATGGATCAGTATCTCAGGGTACTATCGGAGGGATAGCCTATAGAGAAATAAATAAGACACCTATACTAGGTGCAGGCACAGACTTCACTATAGCTGCTAATGGATACATCGCTTCATTCATAACGGATGCAGGTGACCCTGCTTTGCTTGAAATCCCTGCGGGCAATTGGAACTTTGAAACCTATCTACAGGCATCTTCAGGAGGCGGTAGCCCTACCTTCTACATTGAATTATACAAGGTAAACTCAGGCGGAACAGCTACTTTGATTGCTTCTAATTCAGGCACTCCTGAGGCTATCTCTTTAGGGACAAATATCAACCCTTATTTCTCATCTATTGCAGTACCTACTACTAGCCTAACCTTAACGGATAGAATTGCTATCAGGATCTATGTGACTCCTGCGGGAAGAACTATAACCCTCCACACAGAGAATGGTCACCTTTGCCAAGTTATAACCACATTCACTACAGGCTTGACTGCCTTGAATGGATTGACTGCGCAGGTTCAAAACTTCGCAACGGGTACAAGTGGAACGGACTTCGGTATCTCAAGTTCAACTTCTACACATACCTTCAATCTACCTACTGCAAGTGCTACGAATAGAGGTGCTTTGAGTAGTGCTGATTGGTCTACATTTAACGGAAAGCAAGCAGCCTTG